AAAAAAAAAATGCTGTTCATGTCCTTGGTCAGTCAGTATGCCCACCATAGTCAGTGAGTTGTCTGCCTCAAAGGGATCAAGGTGTAGCTTGCCATTACGTTCTGTCGTTGTGTTCTCTACATCTAGTGTTAGTTTCATTATGTATACCTCGCTGTTCTATATTCTAAATTACTTGTAACACTACCGTGCCATCCTGTCAATTTGTTTTTGACTACATTCAAGTGACGTTGAGGGTCTTCCTCCTGATTATTATCAGAGATAACATTCTTAGCAATCAGTATCATAAGGTCTGCCTCTGCTGCTTTGCCTGTCTTTGATCCCTCCATCATAGACTGATTAAGCACTGTCCTGCCCTCTGCATCTGCTGACAACTGTGACATATAAAATATAGCACACTCATGTTGTTTGGCTATCATACGGGCGTGTACAGCGTTAGCCTTGAGTGCCTCATCAGGACGGGCAAAGCCCCCTGCCTTGGCAAACTTATCACCCATATCCAACAGCACTATGTCAGGCTTGTATGTCTTGCACACAGACTCCACCCAATTCATGTCACGTCCTGTAGCATCCTTAATCTTAATACGTTCCTTGACAGGGGCATATAGATCACGTGCCTTAGAAGGGTCTTTCTTAATCTCCTGCATCGTCATGCCTGTAGCGGCAGTCAGGTATCTAGCACCGACACGGTGATAGCCCTCCTCGTTACATAAGATAATACAGTTAGCACCCTGATGAGCAAAGCCACCGGGCGATGCAATCATTGATGCATGGAATGATGTTTTACCTGTATTGGGTCTAGCACCAATCTCAATCAAGTGACCAGCATTGACACCCTCTACATTCATTACAAGGTTCTGCATGTTGAATGTCCAACGTGCCTCAAGATCATTACGTGCAAGCAATGTCTCAATGTCAATGTCATCCCACTCAATATTTAGATTAGGTGTAAAGTCATCACCATACTGCTCAAGTATATGACGCAGTGGCTCAAGACTAGACTTGTCACCTACTACATACTCGACACCTAGATTGGCAATGTCTTCCCCGACTGCCTGTTGAAACAACTTAGACAATACCTCCTGTGCTACATCCCCACCTATGGGTTGCTCTCTCTTAATCTTAGCAAAGAGATTGGAGTAGGCTTGCTTCTGTGCTGTAGTCAGGGTGGGATTGTTTGCCATAAACAATGCCTCAATCTCATCAGGCGTAACAGTACGCTCGTACTGATCCATTGCCTTGTCGATAGTGTTCTTAATCTTTTTTACATCCTTACTGAACAGTCGATCAGGGCAACGTGCGCCACGGTGATCATCATAAAACTCCCTATCCATCAGGCTTCTAATTAGTGATAATTCCATTTAACTTCTCCATGTCTGTTGGGTTACAATACTTTATATCATCTTCTAGTTTGACAGGGCGTACATCAGATACGTAGCCCCGTAATTCTTTAGCCATCTGAAGTGACTTGGTTAATGCATCAGGGTCTAATGCTATCAAGGCTGTTGAGAACTGTGAGAGATAGCTTCTGTGCGAATCTTGAAGCGATGTTCCAAGAAGCGCGACCCCAACATAAGAAGACCAATCACCGACAACGGCGGCACTCACACAGTCCTCAACAACTACAGCGACTTTACCACAACCGTGTACGTATGGCAAGCCACTATTTCCATATCTTTTCCACTTAGGTATTCTTTTTCCAAGTGATCTGCCTGTGGCATCCACAATCTTGCCATCATGTACAACAGGGAATACAACCCTGTCTTCCTTTACATCATACATAAGACCTAACTTGTCTGCATTCAAGCCCCACCTGTCACACCATCTGTTCATGTACAAGCCACCACTACGTTGTATAACATACTCTGGCAGTTCAAAATCAATGTCATCTACAGTATCTATCTTCTTAAACCTAGCCTTGATGTCATCAATGCTCATGCCTACACGGGTGCTACCACTGACAGTACAGCTAACCTTGTAACAATTCCACACAAGATCACCCATGTTGTTGGTGATACTGAATGTATTCTTGCCCCTACATACAGGACAATCCATCCTCTGTGTCTCTCCGTCAGACACGTCATAGTCATTTAAGTTTATCATATATGTGTCCTTTCTATATGTATTATATATAATATAATAGTAGTTCGTTGTGGCAGTTGAATGCTTATATCATGCTTTCTTTCTAGCTGTCAAGGCTAATTCTGCACTCTTGTAAGTATTTTTCATGTAGGGTTTGACTGACTGTGGATTAGCATGTCCTGTAACCGACATGATTTGTCCTATTCCTACACCTGCCTCTACCATTTCAGTTGTGCCTGTCCTACGTAGATCACTAAGACGTAATTCAGGTGGTAAGTCTGCCGCATCCATCAGCCTACGTGCATAGTGTGGTAGCTTGTATACCGAATAGGGCAGGTACTCACCCTGATATGGCTCTGGTCTTGGTGCAACGTAGGGTTGGAAACCAAAATCCTTTTCCTGTTCTACTAACATGCCATACAAATCCTCTTCAATAGGCAGAAAAACTTCTGCGTTACGCTTGGATTGCTTGATATGGACTGACCTATTTGTAAAGTCTACCCTATCCCATGTAAGCATACGCATGTCACCTACCCGTTGACACCATTCATATGCCATGTGTGCAATCAAACCTATGTTACGGGTGCTAAAATCGCTGTACGCTACGTCTAGCAGTCTCTTGACATCCTCCCTACCCCAAACAATCCTGCGCGGCTCAGTGGACCTCCTACGCACGATAGCGAAGGGATTGATTTTTATATGCTCCATTCGTATGGCATAGTTTAGTATCATTGTAGTGGCAGATACTATGTGATTAGCAAAGGCCAATCCCCTGTCGCACCACTCATCATAGGCCAGCTTTGCTTGCTTGGTTGTTATGTCAGACAACTCCATGTCATTGAATGTTTTGTTGCCGACATCAGTTGACGATGCAAAGTTTAGAAGATAGCTATACTGTGCCTTAGTTTCATCACGTAAGTGTTTGAAATCGTGAGAAGAATAGTATTCATCCTTTAGTTTTTTAAATGTCATGCCCATATTCCTGTACTCCTTATCTTGTGTAGATCAACGGCTGTCTCTAGTATATGATCCTTCCACATTAGATTGTCAAGTAGGTGGTCAGGAATATTTCCAATGCCATAGTATGCACCAGCCATCATGCCAGCTACAGCACCACATGTGTCGCTATCGTGGCCTCTGTTCACTGCTTTAATAACGCAGTCCTCAAACGTATTAGTAGTTTGGAAAGCCCACATAGCACACTGATATGTTTCTTCTACAAAACCCCCAGACAAAACCTCTTGTCTAGGTATATCAAGATCATGTCTCTCATTTTTATACTTAGCTAGTGGACTACCGTGCCACAATTCTTCTGCAAATATTTGACTATACATTACAGCCATAGTCGCACCGTGTGTAAGCAAAGTCTGTTGGGTTGCCCACGTTATTGCTACTGATTTACTTGGCGCGGCAATGATCACTGGTGCAATACGCATCAGGCCACCATTACCAGCAGAGGTGTTTCTACGATCACCCTTGTATGGTGTTTCATCATCCTCCATAAACTTTAGAAGCGCACGTTGTGTTGTCCAGCCTATGTCAAAGCACTCACCACGTGGTATATACTTTCCCTCATCATACCATTTGATAAAGTTTTTCATGGTATAGAAGGCATCAAATCCTTTGTTGTCTATGATAGCATCTGCCATAGCCATTGCCATAGCCGTGTCGTCTGTCCACTCGCCAATGTCCATGTCATGTGCGCCACCCTTTATGTATTCGGTTACATAATCCTCTGGCTCTCTGCTCTTGGTAAACTCCAGAGGTGCGCCAAGTGCGTCACCTACTGCGAGTCCAGCCAGCATCCCCATTGATTTACCTATTGTTAGCATTTCTTATTTCCTCTCTATGACATTGTATTGACATACCATCTAAGTAAGAACAGTCTAGCATATCATAAGCCTCTTTACCATCTATAAATTGATAGTTCTCTAATTTATAGTACTGGCTAGTTTTGTCATGCACATACACACCATCACCCAAAGATATATTTGCTCTGTTAAATGACCTATGTACATACTCTTCTGGATCATACCCTCTCTCATAATAAAACTTATAAGTGGTATAAAATTTCCAATCAGGTGATTTTAGTTTTACATAGCAGTCTACAGTCCAGTAAAGGAAGCATGGCAGAAACCATGCTCCATTTAATGTTTTGGGTTCATCAGTATCATGCAACCTTCTAAGCATTATGCCGCTTCCAGTTGTCTGAACTGTGGTGTTTCAATCCACTTGGCTACACTAATCTCACGCTTGAACATGTTCACAGACTGCGTATCCTTGCCTGTCTCACGTAGCTTAAAACCATTCTGCTCATCAGCATACGTTGCGTAGTTAGTGAAGGCAGAGTACAGAGCGAACATATTGTCACCACGATTAGTCACCTCTGAACGATACAGACTGTACATCTTCTCTGGATTAGCATCCTTCACAATATCTTTTAGCAGGTCTTTAACATTGACTTGCATAAGACTAGAGTTAGCCCAGCGTTGCATCTGCTTGGCATGTTCGTTGAAGTCTTGCTGTGATTTTTTTAGATCACTGGCAAACTTTTCCATGCACAGACCTGCTGTATTCTTACGCATCACCCTGTCGTGATTGCCCCTGATCTGACCATTGAGGCAGAAGAAATCAATCGCACCAAAGATAGCTGTGTTAGAACACGTGCCATCCACACCATGCAGTGCAATGATACGCTTCATCAGACTAAACTCTTTCTTATCAGTCTGAATCTTCTTTACTACATTAGGCAAACGCATGTCCATCATAGCCCAGCCATTATTGTGGGCATCCTTCCATGTAATCTCTGCACCCTCCATGTCATGTGGTGACATATTGTCTGTTGTGGCATTGATTACTTTATTAAAGAACTCACTATGTGGCACACAGTTAAAGCCCTTGCCGACAATAGCAATGTACTCATCAGTGTTCTTGTTGACTACATATTTTTTGTCAGGCATCTTGGTAGTTTCATAGCCTACTTCAAAGTCGATATTCTCTGGGATAAATTCAAAAGGCATGTCTCATTCTCCTATTATACAATGTTAAACTTAGTGCGAACTTGGTCTACTACGTCTTCCAATTCTTGCAGATCAAATGCTGTCAGGTATCGCACCCCACCATTACATCCATAGCCACCAGTATCTACAACTCTATGTGCTTTATCTGCAATGTCTATGATAAGTTGTACCATATCTTTTGGCATGGCGTCAATAACTTTCTGACGTTCTGCACGTTCTTTCTCACGTTCCTTTGCCCAATACTCACAGCGTTCCTCGTGTGTCATGTTCTCATACTTATTTGCCATGCTACTTCTCCTCCACAAGTTTGGTCAACAGTTCCTCAATCCTACCCATGAGGACATTGATTGCAGTTGCAATGTGTCCTGTGTCAGTGGGTTGCATACGTGATTCTAGTTGTCTCACCTCCTCAATTAAGGCGAGAATGTGTTGTTTATGTGCTTGTCTATTCATTTTTAAACTCCTTTACCAATTCAGTTGCGCCATCGTGTAACATATTAAGCAGTTTATTACTTTCTGGATCATCATTATTCTTCAACCATGTTAGTTCATTTGCAACTACATAGCTTATTTCATCCATCAAAGCAATAACGTGTTTAGCACTACTGCGTCTTTCTTTTAGTGTGTTCTCCTGCATCGCGTTTGTCTCCTCTGTCGGCGTCCAACTGTGGCGGCAGTTAGTGTACCAGTTATCGCCTCCCCAATCACATTCGTAAACATCTACCCACACTTTGCCATCAACAAAATGCATACACAAGTCAAACATTCTGTCGCTGTCCTCAAACTGAATGCCATCGTAGTGCATCTCTTCGTACTCCTCACCAGCGTACTTAGATTCATCTGTGTATAATCCTGTGTTTGGGTCTACATCTTCAGGTAGCCAGTTCTTAATCCAGTCGGGATATGCTTCTGTCCTGTAGTAGTGTATTAGCTGGTCTTTTTCATGGTCAGATAATACTAGCGGAAATCCGCTGTCATAGTTGTCAGTCATTGGCTGTCTCCTCAGTCACTTGCTCGTCATAAAATTCCCAGTCATCCATATCGGTGCCTACTTCAACCCACTCTACGTTATCGGAATTATACATAGCACGGGCTTCATCTTCATCTTTAGCCTCAACTATGGCATCCATGAACGTGAACTTTGTTGCTCGTATTTTGTATTTATTCATCATCAATCTCCGTATCAAAGTAAAAGAATACACGACATTCATCGCCCATATCATCAGCAATAAACCAACCTGATGGATCAGCATTTTCTTTTGCGGGGCAAGTCTCTAGCCACTCCCAAAATTCTTTTCTAGTCATTGTCTGTCTCCAATCTTTTCTTTGCCAAATCCACGGCGGCGAGGTGTAAATCTTCATATCTGTATGCCATGTCACCGTATTCCTTCTGGTCAAACAATGGCCTTAACTCCTCATACGCTTCGTCGTATAGACGCTCAAGGATAGCTTCGTTATGTATATTACTCATCACACGGCTCCATACTAAAGTATACATACTTGTTGTCCACTGCAATGTGTGGCACGTCTGGCCTAGCATTCTGCTTGCCTACATATGTAAACGTGCAATCCCATTGCTTCTTTTCGTTCATGTCTTGCATGAACTCTGCATTGTCCTGTGAGAACAGAGCAATGCCAAATACTACCATTAGTGCTACCATAATTATTCTCCTTTCATAATATGGGGGTGGCAGTTTGTCCTACTATAGTGGGTCTTACCACCACCCCCGTCACTTAGCTTTCATCTTGCACAGACCTACTCACTAAGCGATTGTGACGGCGAGTAAAATATATGTCAAGTTCTTTTTCTTCTGTGTGTCTGTTTACGTTGTCGAATATCTGTGTCTTTATATTGTATGTCGTGCAACGATCTTGATTGCGTTGCTGTTGCCATTCGGGTACTTTACTGCTCACCCTT